ATACCTCATCATTTAATGGTAAAAGTTTGGTTTATTTTATTTGTGGTACTAACCATAATTTAACTGCGGGAGAATGGGTAGAATTAAGTATACCATCAAACCCAAATGGGTTAGGTGGTAAAAATGTGTTTCAAGTTTATGATATTGGTAATGGTAATTATGGTTCTGAAAAAAATGTTTTTAGTATATATAATCTTAAGTTCCCCACCGCTCAAACCACTACAGGCACTTTTGGTACGTTTAAAAGAATAAAAAACATTCAAAATAGTGGTGAAACTAAGTCCATATATTATGTTAGATTACACAAAATATTAACAAACCCTGAAGATTGTAATATTGTACAGGCAGGGTTTGAAAACAATCCATTTTATAAAAAAACTAAATTAGAATATTCTGCACTAACGCCAAATCAAATTCAAAGGGTCTCAACAAAAGAAGGTAGTAAAAGTTTTACGTTTACATTTAATAAAGATGTATCAATAAACGGATTGAAAGATAATAATGGAAAACCTGTCATTGAACTTTTTGTTACAATGATAGAACGTGGTTATATGGGTTGGTTTAATCCTCCAGCAATAAATCAAAATGGTTCACAAACCGGTTTAGATATTGGGTGGGGGTTTAATTTCTTAAAAAATTCAATAGATACTTGGTGGGATCACGCATCATTATCGAACAAAGATAACATACCATTAGGGTCATATGAACAACCAGCGGGTAGTGGTCAATTCTTTTATTATAACGACTTTTTAAATGTTGGTGATGTTATCAAAGGTGATTTTTGTGAGTACAACTATATGGAACAAAAAGAATATGTGGTATCACCAATGTACCATAAATACTCTTTTAACCCAACATACTTTTATGATAACTCAACAATTAATTACCCAAGTGGTTACGTTTATGAACCGCATTTCTCAATACCCATTAGAGTTTTTAGTGATTATGTCGAGTATGGTTCTAAAGAAACCGTAGATAATATACCTGTTTATGCTTGGTATTCACAATATGAGGACACTTTTGTTTGGAGAGATTTATATACTTACGGTTTTATTGATGGTGACGGACTTGGTGTTGATTACCCATTTATTAATGGGGCTCATTACCCATTTAAAAGTGTTTTGTTTTTACAAAAACCAATCCAAAGAACAAATAAAGTGAACACGACACTTATAAACCAACCAGCAAACGACGATTGTGAATAATAATTATTATAGATTTTCATTAAACATTAATGATAAAGATATCATTATACCTGTTGAAATATCATTTGATACTGAAGGTAGGGACCAAGGAGTTGAGGCCTATGAAGAAGAAGTGTTACAACAATTAATTAATGGTGTTGATGATTTTGAAATTGCAAAATTTGCACACGCGCCTTGGGATACAAATGCGGATGTAACACAAATTTACCACCAATTTAATTTTTTTAATCCAAATACTTCAACAGATTTTATAACCACACCACCATCAATAACTGATTGGTTGGATGACTATGAATATGCGACATTTACGGATTCTGAAATATATTACTTTTCAAATTCATTTAAGGGTAGTTTTTTTAAATTAGATTTTTATGATAGTAAAGTTAATGAAAAACAAAAGATATTGTTTTCTGTTATTTTACCAACACAACAAGGGTTAAAAGAACCTGGATTTATTGGTCCCGCTTTTAATCCAACACAAGTTCAAGTTAAAAAACCAAAATATATTTTAGACTATACAGGACAAGATAAAGAAGGGTTTTTCTATTATTGGTTAAAAAATCCAAATTATATGGACCAAACAACATTCTATATGTCATGTAAATTTTTTAACGCAAAAAAAGGACAATTTGTTAGAATGATGAATAAACCACAATCTACATTAATAGGTGCGGGTGTTTATAATTTTGATAAAGAATCATTATTTTATTACAAAGTAACCTTTGACCAAAGTAGTTATGAATATAAGGTATATGATGAAACAACGGGACAACGAGTAGGTGTTGGTTCTTTAGCCACTGAAGCTATAATCTGGTATGAATATGTAAACCCATAATGGAGTCTGAAAAATTTAGTGTATTAATCTCGCCTGAAGTATTATCTTCCGACCTTATTAATTTAATATATACGGCATCGACAACTTATGAATTAGGTCAAGACGAATGTATTACAAGTGCGACTACCGCAATTCAGAACACACAAAGTATCTTTGTATATTCTGGAATGTCTTATATTTTAAGTGGAGGAACAAATGGGGATTCTTTACTGACAGGATTAACAATGCCAATTCTTTTTACTCAAACATATAATGATATTGGATTCTATTCTGAATTTGATGGGTTAATGGTTCAAAAAGACATCGTAACAAACTTTTTATATTCTGGTAATAGCACGAGTAACTTAAATTCGGTAACGTTGTATAACACATCGGGAGATTATACGGTTAGTTATTTAGATTTTACGACTTTCTATGTTGATTGGGGGGATAATTCACCAACACAACAATTAACATCAAGTTCGCTTACACATACATACTTAGCGAATAACGATTATACTATAACTCTTTCGGGGTCAAATCCATGGGGGGTTACGATTATTGAAAAACCAATAACAATACCATTACAATCGGTAACCATATCTAATCCAAATGGTAATATTGTGTTTGTGCCACAACAAGGTAATTGGGCAAATATACCATTATCTTATGATTACATCTATCCTTTAGATTCAAATAATACGATACCTTATCAGATTTCAAGTAACTGGACAACAATACCATTTCCGATATCTGGGTTTACAAATTCTAAATTAATTGACCTTAAAAGGTGGGGATCGATTCCATATACCGTTGGGTATGTCTTTAATAAGAACAACCAAGTATTTGGTCAAGTTAACTCAATAACTGCTGATGTTACAGGGTATACTATTAATAATGTTGACTACTACGATTTAATTAATGGAAAAACTTTGTATGTTGTTAATAGTAGTGGTTTAACCGCAAATGATATTGTTGCTTCGGCAATAACAAAAAACGAGTATCTATTAGACTTTGTAATGGCTCCTGAAATACAAACGGACATATACGTTGAAAGAGGTAAATACTCGGCATTTGAATCGTTACAAAGACTTGGAGAGGTGGACAATATTGGTGATATGGTAAGATACGGGTATGGGTTCTTCAAAATTAACAATGCATAAAAAACAATATAAACTATTTATTAAATAAAAAAAATGGCACTTGGAACCTATGGAATTGTTAGACCCGCAGATGTATCGCCAGATGATGTTGATGTAATATTACATTATACTGCGTCAAGAGATGTGACTGATAATTACCTATTAAAAAAATTAAACGCAAGGAGTATTCTAACACCTTATTTTCATAATGCGGATACGGGAGGAAATGCGAATGTTGAAATATTAGGTGGTCTTTACAATTTAAAGTTACCAGCATCTGAGTTTAATAAAAAAGGAATTTACACGGTATATTTACGACCTGCTGAAATTAGAACAACAATTTCTGATTGTGGTGTTTTATCGGCATTACCAAATGTTAAAGGTATTGTTATTAATATTAATAGTGTCCCTTCAATTTTTAGAAACAAATTTACAAATCAAGGGCTAGTGGGTTTTAGGGTTGAATATTTAAATCAAGATGGGACCAAAATCCCTAACTTTTATAGAATTGTAACCTCTTCGTTCTTTTGTGAACCTGTAGTTACGGAACAAGTTAACTCATCACAAAAAAACATTAGATATAGATATGTTGAGGGTGGAAGTGATTTAATATTTTGTACTTTATCGCCATCATCTTCACCAACAAACAAACCAAACGCAACTCCTTTTATTGGTCAACCAAACCAAAACATTATAGTTACAAACACATTCTTTAATCCAATCACTATTGATATACAAATGGCTGATTACGATTTAGATACAATAGCAATAGCTCTTTATGGTAATCAAACTAAGAGTGTTGAAGATGGTATTTACACATTATATGATAGTGGTGGTAATATCTATAAACAATACAACTTGTTTGAGGTTAGAGATAACTTTAATGAATTATTATATGAGGTTAGACAGGATAGGGGTAATAACATAGACTTTAGTAAAAACTTCACAAATATTATTACTTAATGGCTAATAAAATATTTTTTCCTCCTGGTGGTGTCAAGACTTTTTCTGACAACTTGGTCGGTTTACAAATAACCGACGGTGGGGGACTTACGCAGGGTAATTTCCAATTCACTACTGCGATATATGAAAAGGCAAATAGAAAGTTTGATACCGGCATATTTTCAGATGCTTATACTTTGGAAAATCTTAAAATAGATGACATACAACAGGCAAAAAGAATAATAGAAAAGAATTTTAAAGTATATCCAAACTTTGACATATCGGAAATCACGAGTTTTTCTTTATATGGTTCACTTTCAAAAAGAATATCCACATCGGCAATTAAAATCATTAATAATTTTCCAGCGGCAATTGAAGTTTTTAGTAGACAACAATCAGGATTATTTTATGGTAATACTGCTGAAAATATTGTTTATGATTCTAAAGATGATGAGACAACATTCGACATGGATACTTCATTATTTAGAAATCCGTTTGATGTTGATTTTTCAATAAACGCTAAAAGAAACATTGAGGTTAAGCCTTACCCAATAAGTCAGATTAGGGCGTTAACCCCTAACTTTGAAAGTTATGCGTTATACTTTGAAGATTTACAAACAGAATATAAATTTACGGATTTTACGCCAACATTAAATATGTCTGGTGGAACGGTTACTGTTACTGTAATGGGTGACCCGTTTAGTGGGGCAAGTGCAACTACAAGTACCTTAATAATAAAACCAAACACCACAATAACCCAACAAATATTTGATGAAAACTTTGATGAGGTTGAGGACTTTTTAATTAGCAGGACTTCATTTCCAAAATACACATCAACTTTCAAATATCCTGATTACGATGCGGATGGTAAATATACTATGTACGTTAAAAATTTAACTTGGCCTTTAAACCGAGTTTGGAATATTGATATTAGTAGTAATAAATTTAGTGAGTATTTAAATGAATTACAATTTATTGCTGAAAAATTAGATGAGTATAAAACAAACCTAATTAGTAGGTTTTTAATCACAGGGTCGATTAAAGAGTTTGACACATCTGACCAAAAAATAGAAAAGGTATTACAAATTTATGGTAGAAGTTTTGATGAGGTTAGAAAGTTCATTGACTCATTGGCTTACATGAATTCAGTTAATTATCAAGTTGGTAACGATATACCATCACAATTATTAACAAACTTAGCATCAACATTAGGGATAAATACTGATATATCACCAATAACCAACGAAGGGTTTTTAGAATCAGTATTTAATACAAAACCAAAACAAATATTTACTGGACAAGCTCAAAGTCAAACGCCGACAGAGTTAAATTATCAATACTATAGGAACCTTATCTTGAATGCCGCTTATATGTTCAAAAGTAAAGGAACAAGAAAATCTTTAGAATATATTATGAGATTTGTTGGTGCTCCTGAGGCTCTTTTAGAGTTTAATGAGGTTATCTATATTGCCGATACTAAAATTAATGTTAATAAGTTTGACCAACAATACGCTAGAATTTCAGGAGGAACTCAATACGTTGAACAACCAACATTTGACCCTAACAACACTTTTAGTATTCAAGGGGTAACTTATACTGGTTATACCACAAGTGGTTTTATTATGCCCGTTA